ATATACATGTCCTTTGTGCAGATATAATTTGATTAATTCATTGCATCAAATTGGTCATAACTTTTATACTAATGTATATGGTAATGCTAATGGTAATACATATAATAATAATTGGGATGATTTATTTTTTAATATTTTAATGGATTATGAAGGGGCGTTTGGAGATGTAGAAATGGCTGGCGCAGAAGCAGGGGCAGGTGCAGAAGGAGCAGGTGCAGGTGCAGGTGCAGCAGAAGCAGCAGGTGCAGCAAGCGAAGCAGCCGGTGCAGCAGCAGGAGCAACAGGAGCCGCTAATACTAGTATCATAAGAGCTTATCTTATATATTATACTTCTTGACTGCAGTGTAAAAGCCAGTGCCTACAACGAAACCCAATGCGCTGCCGGCGGCCAATTGTTTAATAGAATGACGCCGTTTTACGTATCGCTGATATAAGGTTAAAGCGGTCTGAAGAGCGGCCACTGTAGTGAGTACTGGGTTTTGGAAATAAAGGGCGAGAAATGTAAGTTCAGAGACAACTGCTTGAGCGTGACCTGAGGGCATGCCGAAATTGCGATGGATGGTAAGATAATTTTTCCACGTAATTTTAGTATTTTTTATTTTATCGAATTCATCTTTATCATCATAGCTAGCTGGACGTGGGAATTTTAAGATATTCTTAATAACGACATTTAATAAATGACTCGCGAATTGCCATAAAAGGACAGCGATATAAAGATTTGGCTTACTGATGTTTTTTAAAAAGGCTAAGGATAGAATGATGAGAGCGAATAATGTATTTGGTCCTTGATAACCGATATTGGAGAGATATTTATTCATTTATTTATATATATCTCTCTATTTTTAATATATGGATTGTTTTACATATACTTGTTTTACATATACTTGTTTTACATATACTTGTTTTACATATACTTGTTTTACATATACTTGTTTTACATATACTTGTTTTACATATACTTTCTAGTCTTTCTCCTGCTTTTCCTTTTTCTACTGGTCTTGCTCTTTTTTCTTGTACTCTTTGTGCCACCACTAGAATTCATCTTATTGTAACGAGTTGGATATAGATGTTCTATGCATTTTTGTATGGTTGTATTACCCAATAAGAGAGATTCTTGATCATCCAGGCCGCCACTTTTTAATTTTTTGGCGATTTCAGATTCCTTATCGACTTTAAAAAGTCCTGTTGCGTCCGCCGATTCAAATGTTCGTAATAAATTATATAAAAACTTTGGAGTGTAATGTTGATTATCTACATAGTCTTCCAAATTGATAATGATATTAGCTAACAAAAGAAAATAAAAAGAATCATATTTTTTGAAATTCGATTGAGCGAGTTGTATTGATTCATCGCCTCGACGTGCTCCGACTTCACGTAACCATTCAAGAGAGAAATCATTTTTATTGGCTTTATATATTTTCAAAGAATTGGATAGAAACCGGTCTGTGTTTGTTTTAAAGGCCGCTATATCGCCTCTACAGAAACGAATCGGATGCGAACATTTAGAAAAATGCTCACTGTTTCTTTGATAACAAGCACTTGTTGCCTTATCATATCGACAAGGATTGGATTGACGATCAGATGCAAATTTTAAGCTCTTGGTTACATCTTCTATAAATTTTTTATCTAATGGTGATGAGGCCATTATATAATAGATATATATATATATAATGCGACAAACTAAGAGACAAAAGCTTATTTTAACTGGTAAGCGACCGACACGGAAAATGTCTCGTTATGGCGGCGGTGCTGGAAAGAGGAGAGAAACAATAGATATAAGTGCAACAATAGATATAAGTGCAATTGTACCGACTTTTCTACATATGCTCAATACGGTAAAATTATATCACTGGAATACGACGTCTTTTTCTACGCATAAAGCGACCGATGAATTATATAAGTCGTTAAATGAAAAGATTGATCATTTTGTAGAAGTAATGTTGGGTAAACGAGAGATGGGAGGCCGAGCTAAATTATTGAATGTTCCGATGATTAAATTGACTACCTACAGCAAAAATGAGGCATTTATAAAACAGGTTGAGCACTATAAAGCGTTTTTAATGGATTTATCCAAGTTTGATCCAGTAAAGCATGCGGATTTGTTGGCGATTCGAGATGAAATATTGGCGGACTTTAATCAGTTTTTGTATTTGCTGACATTGGGGGCATAGCCCCCACACCCCCAACTAAAAAGGATTGTATCTGCTACGCTTGCTCCTGCACTGTAAAATTAATTACAAGATGCGTTTACCAAATAATACAATAAATTATTATTATATTATTATACAATTTTTTACAAGGCAGGGGTCGTAGGGGACGGCTAGTCCCCTAACCTACTTGCACATATTAAACAACAGCCGGTTGTAGATATAGTTAATACCCAGCATGACAATCATGACGACAGAGTTGATTATAGTATACTTATTCTTTTTAAGGTCCTTGAAAAGAAAGATAAGAGTGATGAGAGATGTAATCATCAGAAAAAAATAGAAGATAGAGATACCATAAAATAAATCACAGTATTTCTTATTCATGGGCGCAAAAAGGCTATTGAAATCTTGGGCGAGCGACATATATAATTCCTTAATATTATTTTCCCTTAATATTACAGTTTTTTGGGTAGTTCTTTTGGGACCTTATGCATTGTTTTGACATAAAGAATATATAACAAACCTAATAAAAATAGTATACCAGGTATAACAATGCCCCAAGATCCATTCCCTATACCATATATTAGAGAAAGGACTTGCGCTGATAAATTCAAAATTACCCAAGTCCAGGGCAAACTGGTGGTATTATATGTTTCATAAATAGTTACCAATAATGAACTAAAGGAAATCAAACCCATTACACCGGCTACACCAATCAATGATTCATATTTGCCCATAATATATATTTATTAGAGAGATTATAATGAATTGTTCAATGTTGCTACATAGTATTACGCAAATTGTATATTATTGATGTACTGTGCCACCGCCGCGCCAAGCTTACCCCCGAGCCGCGAACCTAGCATTGCGACATAGCCGGGTGCAAGTTTTACCCCCGTTTGGTCCAAGCCGGAAATGAGTGACAAAACCAGATATGGGTAATGAAAAACGAGCATATATGCAGTGAAAATCGAGGGGAAATGCTGGATCTAACTTGGAGCCGAGCTTTATGTCGGCCAATGATTCGAGTTTCGATTGAAATTGTGATTTATAACCTTTGTAAATAAATATGAAGAGAGATGTTTTCAGATTTATTATTATATTCGAATACTTAATGCACTGTAGAATCGGGGCAAATGAACCGCCCCAGCTTATAGCCGAGCTTGGAACCGAGCTTTGCATAGATACTATAATTTACCCCTTTTCAACATAGCCGGAAATGAGTGACAAAACCAGATATGAGTTATGAAAAAAACAATCTCTCCGTCCATTAACCGCCCAAGCTTGTACCCTAGCTTTTATCAAACATCCATTTGGAAATAGATTGAACACTACCTTTAACCCTTTGAAAATAATTATGAAGAGAGATGTTTGCTAAAATTACAAGAATTAATGCATTCCAAAACTTTTAATGCTACTCTTGAATCTAAACTTTTATCCTATACTTGGGTACAAGCCTTGCACCCGAGACATATGGCCAAACATGCAAAAAAAAGGCCCTTTTCAATATAGCCGGATATCGGTAACAAAACCAGGCTGTGCTCATGAAAAAATAGCCTGATAAGCAGTGCTATTTTTTCTATATATATTAATACATGTTTTTATAGGATTTTATTATTTCGGTTCTTTTTTTATTTATTATTTTTTATATTTTTTGTATACAAATCTCTCTTCCTAATCTTCCTCCTCTGACAAAGGTACTATCTCTTTCCCGTTCCAAGTCCCGATCTGTTCTTGCGTATCTATATCGCACAAAGTCCCTGTACAATTGCAATCATCTATTTCGCATTTCGAGTTATCGCAGCTCTTGTAATAGGTTTTACCCTTATGGGTCCACTCTTTACACACATCCCCTTCATCTTCCTCTTCGGTTATTTCTTCCTCTTCTAATTCTTCCGGCTCCGGAGTTTTCTCTTTCACTACAACCGGTTCATTCTTCTTTTTCTTTTCTTTTACTACAACCGGTGCTACAACCGGTGCTACAACCGGTGCTACAACTTCTACTACAACCGCCGCTACAACTTCTACCGGAGCTGGGGCTGGGCTTGCCTCTTTCTTTTTTGTCACCTTTTTAACCTTTTTTTCTTCTACCGGTGCTGTAATAACCTCCGTAACAACTGGGGCTACAACTTCCACCGGAGCTGGGGCTGGGCTTGCCTCTTTCCTTTTTGTCACCTTTTTCACTTTCTTTTCTTCAACAGGTGTTGTAACTTCTACCGCAACTGGTGTTGCCTCCGCTGGGGCGGGTGTAGGGCTTGTCTCTTTCTTTTTTGTCACCTTTTTCACTTTCTTTTCCTCAACAGGTGTTGTAACTTCTACCACAACTGGTGTTGCATCCGCTGGGGCGGGTGTAGGGCTTGTCTCTTTCTTCTTTGTCACCTTTTTCACCTTCTTTTCCTCAACTACAATCGGTGCTGTAACAACCTCCGTAACAACTGGGGCTACAACTTCCACCGGAGCTGGGGCAGGGCTTGCCTCTTTCTTCTTTGAGACTTTTTTCGTTTTCTTTTCTTCAACTACAACCGGTGTTGTAACTTCCACCACGACAGGTGTAGCATCCGCACCCGACAACATTATCGCGCCTATCACGTCTTCCACCATCGCCGCTTTATTCACTATCTTCTTCGTCTTCTTCTCCGGTCGGCCACGGCTTGTTGCTTTTTCTGCCGGTTCCATATAGTTTAATGCCTCCTCCACATCAAAACCATACTTCTCTCCCAGCTTCTTTACTACTTCTTCCACTTGCTTCTTCCACATCTTCATTACTTGCGTTTCCATTTTTTAATTGCTTGTTCGTGTGTATGATACTCTCTTCTTTATTTTTTAAAAGTATTTCAATTTTTTTGGGGATTACACACCTTTTATGCTACTTTCTTTATGCCACTTTCAAAAAGGGGATGCTCCCCTTTGAAACCCCTATTTGAAAAAATTTTATACTTTCTTTTATATAATGAGTTTCAGTTTTAATTATCCTAATACATCTGGGTATATATTAGCAACCAGTTCAGTAGTAGATATTTCTGCAATTATTATTAATGGACCTATACCGGATGATACGATTTTTAAAATAAATCCTATATTACCCATCGGTTTAAATATAGATGCAAGCAATGGTACAATTTTAGGTAATACTACCTTTTCAAGTATATCTCCACTTAAAACATATACGGTTGATGCATCTGGTTCAACTACAGTAGTTAGCTCAACATTAAAAATATCCGTAAATTTTATACCTGTATTTTATTATATTCTCAGTCCATATATTTTAAAAGAAAATCAAACATACTATCCTACATCAGCACCATATGGACCTAGACCAACGACTTTAATTTCAAATATACCAGGTATAGTATATTCATTAATATCACCGTCTTCGCTACCATCAGGCATGGTTTTAGATAACACAACGGGTAATATTAGTGGAACACCTTCTGGCTTTTCATTACCAACTGTTTATACAGTTCGAGCAAATAATGGAGGAATCATTTATGATGCTTCTTTAAATATTAGTGTTCAAACATTACCGATTATTACATATCCAAAAAGTATTTATATTTTAATACAAGGTGTTCCCTTTTATACTGAACCGATAGCATACATCAATAATGGAGATGTGATATATGCTATCAGCGGCTGTAGTCTTCCTATAGGCCTTTCATTTGATAATAATACAGGAGCAATATCAGGAACACCATTATTACCAACAACATATCGTCAATATACTGTTTATATATCTAATACAATTGGTTCATCAACATTTAATCTGACTATTAATGTAATAAAAACTATTTTAGCTCCACTGGTTTTAGCAGACGATATTAATGCGGGTGCATGTTTAACTAATCCAGATGCAGCCATGAGGCGTAAAGCCGAAATTTTAAAATATAAAAACAACAGCGCTGGTTTTACAAAAAATCAAAATTGGTCATTAGCAGTTCAGGGTAAAGGACCATATGCAAAACGGGTATGGGCAAATCAAAATACGATTGGATCTAATCCAAATATAAGTGGATTACCTACACAAGGTACTACAATTATATGTAATTCAACTAGTGTCGTTTGTACACCAACATCTTCTAGTAATGTACCCGGACCAATTATGAACCTCTGTTATAATAGAAATATCCCTTTAATTGGTTACGGGCAGCCGAATCGTAGACGTGTCGATATAGGATTCAAATGGCCGCAGTATACTTGGCAGCCAGGAGACAATGGGTTTCCGGTTGGTAAAGCAGGAAATGGAAATGGTTAAGAAATGATTTAGAACTATTTTAAGTATTATATATATTACAATGTTCAAAGGCTTAACAAAATCTCTCTTAAAAGTTTTTTCTATACTATCACTCGTTCTCTCTAAACCGGTTACGACAATGCCTATTTTATATGGTACAAACTCTCTTCCTGTAGTAGTTCTACATGGCGTAGAAAGTTCGAGTGAAAAAATGGTACCTTTTTGTAATTGGCTTACCGCAAATTTCGATGTCAAAGTCTTTAATATTGAAATCGGTAATGGAGAAAAAACAAGTTTATATACACCCTTACCTAAACAGCTAGAGGAATTATGCGCAACCATTTATAAAATAGATGAATTAGAAGAGGGATTTAATTTTATTGGCATGTCGCAAGGCGGATTATTAGCTCGAGGTTATGTTGAACAATGTAACCTATATCCTGTCAAAAATCTGATTACACTCGTTACACCGCATGGTGGTGAATTTATTAAAACGATCACAACAAATTTTTATACAGATTTCTTCCAACAGCATCTATCAGTTGCTGGTTACTGGCGCAGTCCTTTAGATTTACCGGTATATTTATCCAAGTGCTCATATTTACCTATTTTAAATAATGAAATAGAGACGGATGAATCATCTGAGCAATTAGAACAAATAAGTAAACTTGAACATTTCATTATGATCTGGTCGTCTTATGATACCGTATTAAGTCCTCCAGAAAGCGGTAAATTTAGTTTCTACGATGAAGAGTTAAAGGTGATTAGTTTAGAAGAATCTGATTTGTATAAGAAAGATTTACTAGGACTTAAATATTTAAATGATAATGGTAAACTCAAAGCCTATGAAACCAATTGTTCCCATGTTGATCACAGAAATACGGTATGTTTTCCACAACTTTACCCTATTTTGAAACAATATCTATAACAATATTATCATAAAATTGAATAGTTAATAACATTTTAGGAGAATGGTATTAAATAAATAATAAAGATGCCTATGGATGAGAAATATATTTGCAAACAATGTGATGCGGTTTCATCAGAAGAAGAATTTTCAGCCTGTAGTCAGTGTAAACAAGCCCGATATTGTTCAGTCGCATGTCAGCGCATTCATTGGATCGAAGGCGGACATAAAGCCATATGCAATGGTCTTAAACGTGATAAGGAAATGATGACTTTTATAGATCTATTGAATGAAAAAATAGAAATATTATCTAGCCGAGTAGATGAATTAACTCTATCGAATTTGGCTTTATTGCATCGTGTATATGAATTAGAAAATGTAGAGAACAATGAAGAAGAAGAGAGAGATTATATCCGAGAAGCCAATATTGAATTATCCCGAACGGCGTACAGAGATTCCGAGCCTGAATATGCACCTGTTGAAGAAAACAGCGGTTATCAAAATAGAGATTGTTATGGATGTGAATTAATGATGAATGGTTATACTGGGATGATACACCCGAATCATCATAGTTGTATGCGTACTAGTAATTAATTATAATACATGAAAAAAAAATAATCCACATACCTTTGGATTATTTTTTCTAGAAATTATTACATTGATATATAATTTTTTTTGTAAAGTTTTGCAATTTTGTATTTTTTTTTTATATAATTTTGTACAAGTTTATTCTTCATATATATTTTTATTTAATTTCGATAATAGTACGAGAAATGTTGATCGGCTGCCTCCTGGCCGTAATGATGAACCATTTCGTGATAATCGCCTTCTCGGTCCCGAAAGGGCATAGTTTCTCCAGCACCATAAGTGCGATCATAAACAGCGGGCTCATTTATAATGGGATAATAGTCGTTATCGTATGTGTCTGTTTCTTCCGGGTAATAGTCTTCCTCGTCATAGACCGTATGTGCCCTGACGCACTTGCCCAAGTATTTTGGCAAAGGGATATAATCAGCGTTGCCGCGAATGGCGTCCGAATCGTACCCGTATGTGGGATTCAACTGATCATAATCATCTAATAATGCGTATTCGGCCACTGAGCCGGCAGTTAAGGCGGCTTCCATCAAAGAATATTCTTCGTCATCGTCTTCGTATTCTCCGTTTAAAACGTGTGCGGCTGTTTTTGCTGCTGTTTCGGCAGCCAATGCTTCCATAGAAGACACTTCGGCAGCCGGGGGATCTTTATTATCCCAGAAAGGGATTTCCAGTCCTTGCGTAATGCAAAAGTCCTGCAGGCGTTGAATGGCTTCGTTTTGTTTCTTGAATTCGGCTTTGGTTTCTTGATCTCGGAGTGTAACATGGTGAATCATAATACTCATAAGTGATTCCGTGTGGTAAATACGCTGTTCATCCTGGTTGCGTTGGCTTTCCAGTAAAAGCCAATACCAGGGTTCATCTATGACCACACGGGCTTCCTTGTTCGGATCCATAATGCGGGCCTGTAAGTTGCGGTTGGCTTCGGTATCAAACCAGGTAGTGAAATAAACATGTGCCGAGCGCATATAATCACCCCCGCCGATATGCTTGCGTTGCTTCTTTCGTTCTTTGGTAACCTTTTTCTTTATAATATCCACCCGGCTCACCTTGCCGATATTTTGTTTCAGGAATACTTCTTTAACCTTCTCCGGGGTTCCCCAAAAAGTATTCATGCGTGGAATATAAATCACCAGGTTATAGTTGAATGCTGTTGTTGCGGCCATTTTATAAGAGTTGCTTTGATTGCTTTAAGTGCGTTTGTGAATGTGATACTGTTAATTATTTTGTGGAAAAGTATTTCAATTTTTTCCATAAATGTTAAGAAATCGGTTTAAAAATAATTCCACTTTCAAAAATATACAATAAATTATAATATTTACATAATATATATTTTTTTGAAAATGTTGTTTAGATTTGCAAATAAAAAAGATAGCGATATAATTATGCAAGGGTTAAATGAAATAGAATATTATGAAAGAAATAATTCAAGTTTTTTTTCCGATAAAGACGGAACAATACAGCGAAAGCGCATACATGATGCAATTACTAATAATTCCATTATGATTGTTGAAGACGGATTATGCACAGATGATTCATCCAGCTCCGGCTCAGATGATTCGGACAGTGATTCCAAATCTGATTCCAGTGTAAGCACTGATTCAGGAATAACAATAGATAAACCCTTATTAAAAGGGCGAGTGATTGGTTTTATTTGGTTTACAATGACAAAAAAATGTTTTGTTGGCATTGATAATTGTGATTTTACGGATTCCTATGTGTATATCTCCTATGTGTGGGTAGATAAAACTATTAGAGGCAGAGGTATTGCCAAGAAGCTCTATTCAAAAGTAATTGAACATTGTAAAGCGAATAATGTGAAAAAAGTCTGGTTAGATATTCCCTTGAATAATAAGCAGTCAATAGATTTCCATAAGAAAATAGGTTTCGAACCGCAAACAACATTGTATTCTAAATGTATTTAAACTAACTTCATTCTCTCCACAATAAACATTCGTTTATACTTCTTCTTACCGTCAACAGTGTACCCATCAGATACTCTTTTTGGTGTCAATTTAAAACTCGAAGATCGCAGCACTTGCCGTATCAAATTAAGTAAGGGCCATCGCTGTGTTTTTTCTGCAGGCGCTTGTAAAGCAGTTAAGTAAGATGAAGAAAAAATATGTTTCAGTTCCGGTATTTTCTCTTTTAATTCTTTATAAATAGTGTCATTAAAGAACATCTCTCTCGGTATGAGTAGTCCATTCAAATCGTTTAAAGATTGACAATGTATATTACCTTTATTCAAGAAATCTATTATGATCTTCATATTATCAGGCTTTTCAGGCTGATCAGTCACGGCGGCTTCCATTAAATATATAATAATTATATATTTAATATATATTATGCCTCAACGAAAAACTAGAAAGCTAAAACGTGTCTTATTAAAACATTTTAAAGGCGGCAACACTGTAAAAATATGTAATAAATTCAAAGATAAAACGGTAAGAGGAACTCCTAAAAATTGGGCATATAAAAAATGCATTAAAAGTGGCGGCAAATGCAATACTTTACCTCCGGCAGGTTATGGCATGTATAAATATTTTTGTGATTAAATACCAAATTGCGGAATTGAATAAACGTCATCTGTCACTTTGACCCATTTGGCAATAATCGATGGATTTACTTTATTCGTCAAAATATCTTCCGGTTTATAGACATTATGATTGGCGTCGATATAATAGTTGATGCCTTTAATATCCTTCACCCATACTTCGACTTTGGCGTTCGGCTTTGGCATTTCTACATCACTCGTGACTATTCCATGAGGTGTCCCTTTGACATGTGTGCCGCAAAAATTCGTTGCGGTTTCCTTATATTCGCCGTCCGTTTTCTTACGACGGGTGCATTGTTCTCCATTGGCTCGTTTGGCAATACATAATTCAAATTGCGGTACAACATTCTTAATTCTCTTGCGTTTTTTAAAATCACTTTCACTCATTTGCATGCTATTATAGTCGTAAATAAACTGTAAGAACTCACCTGTGAGAACTGTGTGTTTATCTTTATTATCGACAATGCTGACATTTTGTGATGTTAGCCATTTATTAATATCGTTCTTAAAAGCCACTTGATACTGCTCTATCTTTTGATTGATATGTTTCTCCATGATTGTTTAGGTGTGTATATTATAATAAATTATGTTTAAGTCTCTTTCAATTTTTCAGATTAATCAAATGCTAGGAGCTATTGGTTTAATAGGTATTTGCACTTCATCTTCAAAAATATTTTTTCTTTGATACGGTAGGATCGCATTAAATAAAGCTAAAGCAATAAACCAGAACAAATAATTTCCATATACTTCAAATTTTATGTCAAAGAAATGAAAAATAACAATTGCTACTGGCGTTATAATTGTAATAAAAAGTAACGTGTATATTAAGAATGTAAAATATTTCATATATATATTTAATGCATTTAATAAAAATATTTAAATGCATTATTTGAATCAACTATAACGTTAACACATATTTACCATATGGATTTTTCTATATTTGATGATAAAGTATCGACAACAATGAATGTTTTTTTGGTTATAGCCAATATAATTAATTTTGTATATAATATTCCGCAATGCGTGAAAACTTATAAAACAAAATCTACAAAAGATTTTAGTAGTACATTTTTATTTTTGCGTGCCATTGGCACGGTCATTTGGCTAGCTTATTCAATTGAAATAAAGGCTTTTCTTTTCATAATAGCCAATATAGTTTCATTAATTTCATCAATCTTTATTAGTTATTATAAGGTAATTGAACTCTACAGGGATTATAAAGAAAATAAAAAATATCTAGTTGCACCAGAAGATGATATTGAATTGCAATAAGGGGCTGTGCCCCTTCAACCCCCAATAGGCTGTGCCCCTTCAACACCCATTGGGCTATGCCCCTTCAACACCCATTGGGCTGTGCCCTTCAACCCCCATTGGGCTCTGCCCCTTCAACACCATATTAAATAACTGTATGCTGTGCATAACTCTTTATTAAATAATAATGCATGTCCTTATTATTGTATACTATAGAATCAAAATTATTGAAATCATCATTAAGAAGACCTGTTCTTTTCAAGAAAAGCACTGCTCGCATTATACTGTCAGTAGTATATTTTATATCAAAGTAATAACATTTCTCATATTTCTCAATCCGTTTCTCTCTGAATATGTCATTATTTGTATTATAGTATCCAATGACAGGCGTTTCATATATCTTATCATCTTCATTTGTTAACTGTAATAATTCTGGATTATTAATAAAAAAATATATAACATTCAAAGCGATAGGAATATTCATGACGGATTTTAAATTTACCAATTCATGTATGGTCACCCAATAATAATCAGAAGGCAATGAAAAATCATGACACTTATTAATTGGAGAGATATATTTCAAAAAAAGTATATTATTTGTAGCCGTTTCTGTAAAACCAACATAAGATATCTCTGTATTATTATCGCTTTGTTTTAATGCATTATACATATAATCTACCGCTTCTTCTGTCAAATTTTCATTATATTTTCCTCCATCAAAAGAATGCATTGTTATTAACTGTAATTCATTACCGACTTTTACTCTATGTAGTAAATAAAGAAGAAATGGCGACAATCCTTCTGTTACAATTTGAAACAAACAAATCAACAAAGTTTTTGAACTTTTAAATACAGGAGATTCTAAATAATTCGGTACATCAATGATCGCCAAATTATTTTTGTTTTTATTATCTATTTGGTCATCGTCTATTTCTTCATCATGTTCTTTTTTTTCTTTATATATTTCATAAGTATCTGAACTACTCTTCATTACCAATTGATCAAGACGAGTTATTTGTTTAAATTTATTCTTGATTTGTTCCTTAGTTTTATTTTTCAACATTATTATATCTCTCCTTATATATTTTTTGGCGGTTTATGCCGAATGCCTTCCTTTACATTTGTCGGCCTATTCTCCAAAATGTATTTGACAATATCATCCGTCGGAACATTCGGATTCTTTTCAAAATATTTCTCCAAACATTCCATTAAATGCTGTTTATTAATTGGCTTTTTCACGTTACTCTGTGTATACATTATTTTCCCTTCACTAATATCAAAACAATCAATCTCATTTGCTTTCATAGTCTGCATCAAGGTACTAGCGTAATCATTTTTCTTCTTCTTTCGATCTTTCAGTTCCTTTTGTAACACTTGTATTTCTTTATCAATTTGCAACCAACCTTTAATATTTTGTGCCAGTTTTTCTTTATTAGATGCCATTTACATACTAATATAAAAAATATTTATATTTAAACAATATATATTAATTAATATATCGTTTTAAAAATGAGCCGTGTTGAACAAATGAAACAAATACAAAGTACTGCTCTAGATTTGTTTACAAAGAAGAATATAGATTATGGCGACGCCTTTGCCAAGTATGGTGTAATCGGTGTATTGATGCGAATAGAAGATAAAATACAGAGATCGTTATCGATTACAAAGAACGGCGTAAATTTAATAAATGACGAAGGTATCAAAGATACATTATTAGATTTACATAATTATGCGGCAATGGCGCTCATGTTATTAGAGGAAAAATAACGGTTTATATAATACTATCATTTATTGTATTATATATATTACACCATTCCGGATACATATTTAAAGGAATATTTGAAGAATCAAACCCATTTACAAATTTGACATAAGGATAAGGCATATAAATATATTCCTTACGCTTATTTTTCTGAAATAAACTTCCCATATAACTTAAGGTTGAATTAGAACAAATTGATCCACAACACGAAGACATTATAAATAATGTATCAATATCATTATTTGTTTTATCCTGGATAATATATTGACTTTTATTTATATTGAAATCTTCTATGTAATTAGACAATTTTTCATCGTATTGATTTGTGCATATATAAAACTTGGCATCTCTATTCAAACTTAATAGTTTATTAATGCAATAATTATAATATTTGTTCAAACTTATCTGATACATATCCATTTTTAAATAGTCACCTAATCGAATATGAATAAAATAAGTACTTGTAAAATCAGTTTCTAATAATTTTTTATCAGTTGGAATTATATTTATATTATTAAATATTGTATTATCCTCTATAGTTGGTATATAATTATAATTGATAAAATATCCTTTCAACACTGTATTATTATATATATTTAAACAATCTGTTATTTTTTCTGTATACATGAAGCTATCATTCTTTCCTTCATAGAAATAATAAAAATGATCAACATGTAGTATTTGGTCTTCTATTAATATCTCAGGGAAAAGGGTTTTTATAGTAGATAGTGTAGTTTCAATATTATTTTGTTGATGATAATTTGGAATTATTAGGCTTTTATTTAAAACTACATTTTTATTATACAATGCAGCATATTTCATTGCACATGCTAATTGGAATAATTGATTACCTAATCCACCCATTAAAACAATATATATTTCATTAAAATGTTTAACATTATGATATGACATAGTCTGGCTATTATGAATACTATTACTATATAGATTCGACACACTAGGCATCATATTATATCTACTTAAATGATAACCAACCATAACATCTTCATATGTAATCATAATAATGTTATTAACTTCCTCTCTAAAACATTTAATTGCATTTTGATTCAAATAATATAATGGGCCGCCGCAATATCTTAGTGGATATTTACGTGATCTATTAATGATAAAATATTTAGTTGTTTGTATTAAATGTCCGCTGTAAATAATATTTATAGTTTTATTATCTCTAATAAAATTACGAATATTATTTAAATTTACAATGACATCATCATCACATTTAAATAATCCTTTAATAGTTGGAAATTCCTTATTTATGGTTTGAAGAAGTATTAATGTTTTCATATTTAAATGTTCATAATTATCGTTTACTTTCAATGCAATGTATTTGTCATCTATTAATTTATATTTGTTAGATAAACTATCGTCGCCATAAATAATATATATTTTACAGTGTTCTATTTGATCATATATTTTATCATATAATTTATTTGCTTTATCAATATTCTTCTTACAAGAATAGATTATAAAAATATAATCATCCATTAATTATATTTTTATGAGAGTTTTTATATTACATAAATAAACGTTTCACTAAATCTTTTTTAACACCGCCGACTTTTAATCCTTTTTCTCTCAACATTTGTTTCAATTCGATTACACTCTTTTCTTTACTTAATTGATCCATTGCAGCGGTCCAAAGTTCCTCATTTAATATTGATTCTGCTGTAATGATTTCCACTTCGCTTGAACCTTTTATATGATGCTGATGTTTCATACAAAAAATGCCCTCTTCATTAGTAATACCTCCTCTACCACATTTCATACCCTTTCTTCCGCCCATTTTCAGAATAAAAGAACACTCCGGAGCAGGCAAACATTTATCAGGCGGATAATTGATACCATATACTTTTTTTACAGTCGGTAAAGGAATAAAAGGCATAAGTTTATTAGATAACTCACGACAATAAGGACATGTAATATTTTTATTATTATTATGTAAGCGTAATTCAGTATAAAGAGGCAAATAATTAAAGGAATGATTACAAGGCAGTGTAACAGAATTGTAAGTCAAAGGTAAATGAGAAATCATGCATTTATTATCATTCGATGTATCAATAATAGCATAATTTTTCTCATTTAATTCCTTGAAAAAATCGAAATCGCCTTCTATAATATAATTCATATGTATATATATAATTTGTCTTTATATATAAATGAAGAAAAAGGATTGGGGGAATGCTGTATGGTTATTATTCCATACTTTAGCTGAAAAATTAAAGGAGGAACATAAGGGTGAAATAAATGCATTGTTAACACATATTACAAATATATGTGGAAATCTACCCTGCCCTGATTGTCAACAACATGCCTCACGTGTAATGACGAGCGTAAATAGAGCAAATATTGCTTCATCTAGACAATCGCTTATTGATTTTTTGTGGAGTTTTCATAATAGTGTAAATCAACGCACTAAAACAGCTTTTTATCCCAAAGAATCATTAGAAATATATAAGAGTGCTAATACACAAAATGTTATCAAAAATTTTATTACAATTATGAGCGCTACTTCAAATAATTCTAGAACTATGTTGAATGGATTTCATCGGAATTTATATATGAAACAATTCATTGAATATATAAAAACAAATTTGTACAAGTACAATCCCTAAGCAATATTAAGTTACATTACCTGATATTAATTGACCATTTTTATAAACAGAGCATTTGAAGGTCTGTTTTGTTGGTTTAGAACAAACAACGCTATCACTTCTTAACTCGTCAAAATACATTAAAGCATCAAATCCTGCACCATGAAATAAAATATACCATACGGTTCCTAATAGAAATCCAACTAAACCGCCTAAAACTGCTCCAGCATATGTCGTGCATTTATTTTGAACTTTAGTTAATATATCTATACCCAATAAACATAATAAGAATCCTAATACTGCATAATTCATTTGATTATTGTATTTCATTGGCAAAACTAGATAAGCAACCGTAAATGCTATTATTAAACTACTTGGATAAGGGCTGTTATATTGTGACACGTGTGGAATATCAAATATACTGCACGAAAATGCCTCATTTTCATCTCTACCACTGCCGATGAGATTCATAAAAAATATATTAAAAAGTGATGCTATTAATAACCCGGCAAGATATACTAAACCTTTTAAGTTCTGATTAAAGAGTGATGACATAAACATAAAAAATACCAAAAGTGTGGGTGATATAAATGAAAAAAATTGCAATACATTTGATAGAGTTAATTCAATAGCCATATTATATATTATCTATATAATATCGTATTAATCAAAATATGAAATTATAGGTATAATATCGTATTAATCAAAATATGAAATTATAGGTATAATATCGTATTAATCAAATAAAAATTAAAGACATGACTTCATCTATTGTTTCAACCGGAATAAAATGTATATCCTTTATTATGATTTTGTCACCATATTTTTCCATAAATTCATCAAAATCTTTTTTATTTTCATTTGGATAAATAAATGTTTTCACACCGGCTCTGATACCGCCTAATATTTTCAAATCCAGACCTCCGATCGCCGTAACCCTTCCTTGTAAGCATATTTCGCCTGTAATGGCTATATCATTTTTAATCCTTTTCCCTGTAAATAAGCTATATATTACCATCGTAATGGCAGTCCCAGCCGAAGGGCCGTCTTTCGGTGTTGCACCTTCCGGTACATGAATATGTAAACCTTGATTCTTATTCTTTTCCATCTCTCCTTGTAATTTTACTGATTGTTCAGTATCATGTCTCGATAACAAAGACCAAGCTAAACTTTTAGCCACAGTCATGCTCTCTTTCATGACATCACCTTGCATACCGGTTAATTTTAAATCTAGAAAGGTTCCTGTAGGAAAAAACGAGGCTTCAATTGGAAGAATACCTCCTTTACCTGCCGAATTAGCCCACATACCATTTATAACGCCGACCGCAGGTAAAGGATGTATTTTTACAAAGTTTATCTCTCGTCGTTCTTTCAAATATTTATTTTTAATATCATCCGCCGTAATAATAATCGGTAATTCTATTTCTACATCAATATCATTTTTAAGGGTAGAGAGATTTATTTCGCCAACAATTTCAAACATTAATTCTTTCAATTTACGTACACCCGGCTCCGCAGTATAATTTTCAATAATATATTCAATCACCTCATCGCTTAATTCAATCATATCAATCAAACCCATTTTTTTATATATTTCAGGTAAAATGAACTTGCGAGAAATCACTAATTTATCCGCATTTGTCAAATGTTCAAATTTAATACGATGTATCCGATCCAATAAGATTCTGTCAATCAATTCCACATCATTATAAGAGAAGATAAACAAGGCCTTAGAGAGATTCAAATTTATCCCGTTGAAATATTTATCCTGAAACGTATCATTCTGAGTTTGGTCTATCAAATGTGTTAATATACCAATAATTTCCTTACCATTCTCCGTCTTACTGACCTTATCTAATTCATCAATAAAAATAATCGGGTTCATGATTTTCGTATCCATTAATATATCTACGATGCGTCCCCAAGTGGAACCAACATAAGTATAATTATGACCATCTAAGGTACTAGAATTAGCAGAGCCACCCATAGCAATAAAAGCGAATGGCCTGGCTACTCCGGAATCATCTTTTAAACAATTTGCGATACCATTTTTTGCCAAAGAGGTCTTACCTACACCTGGTGGTCCTTCGAATCCAAAGCAATAGCCAGTTAAATCGCCGTTAATCCATTGTCCGATAATACGTTCAATCTGCCGTTTCGCTTTCGTATGACCATAGACCGATTCATTTAAGGTATCGGCCATGTTTTTCATATATGTATTGATCGTGCTTATTTTCTTTTCAATGCCTAATAAACTTTTATCAAAATCATTGAGCAATGGTACAAACTCATCTACTTTATTCAGTTTCACTAACTGATCTATGTTTCCGACTATTTCATGACGTAATTGAGGTAATGTCTTTCCTTTGTAGCTGATTTTTGGCAATGGGTTTATATGTGCATTTAAAATAGTAAATAAATTGATATAACTATGTACAGCATTTGTTTTATTCATCATAGCAACTTCATTTTTTATCTCGGATAGAAGAAAGGTCTGAAATACTGGTTTATAACTATTTCTCAAAGAGGATAAGTATTTATATATTTCTATACCGGTATAGGTGGGTTTAATAGGAAAATGTAAGCTTGTTTGTGACTTAATATGTACAGGCGAATTACTTATAGCTGTAATTAATTTATTAAACATTGTAATTATATCAGGCATAATACGCAGGATTTGTTCTTCTTTATAAATACCAAACGGTATTTTGAGTAATCCATCTAAAAATTGCATCGCCTTAGATCCGGAACCAGTATCTTCTGCCTTTAGTTTTACTTCCTTTAATTTTACCATAGCCTTTTCTTTTACTACATCATCAGTTTTCATCAAGCATATTCGCTGTTCTAATGATATTTTTGTATTATCTATTTTTGACAATTTATTTGTATAAGTAATAATATGTTTCATGGCTTCACGGAAGTATTTCTTTATCATAAAAGGTAAGCTATCATAAATAGTCGTCTGTTCATAAGTATCTACCAAGCCATGAACGTCATTCGATAATAAATCATATAGTAAATAGGCCAAATAATGACTTTCATTCTCTCCTGAATTCACTAATAAAGTGATCAAGGTCTTCCGTTTATCCATTATTTCTTGTTCAGTAAATTCATTAATGACTTGCAGTAAAGATTTTTTATTAATATTATTCACAAAATCTTCAATAAAGGCAATATATTTTTCTAGTAAAACTGTTGGTGAAAAAGCTAACAAATCTTTTAAAGTAAGACATTTAATATATCGTTCATAGGATTTTTCCAGGTAATAAGGGTGATCTATGGGTCTGCTAGAATTTAACTGTTCCAATCTCTCTTGAATATTTTTATCATCAACCAAATCAATTAATACATCTTCCATAATTCCATACACAATGATGGTGTGCTGTTTCTCCATATTATGTATCGCAATTTTCATACCGTAGATACGATTTTGAAAATTGATATTATTATTATCAATGTCAAAGCATTCAAAATTATCCGCTGTTTTGATTATTTTCTCCTCGTTATTCATATATTTTCCCATTTTCTTCCAATCTACAATTTTATAGCGCATAGGACTAAAGTAGCTGTTTAATAGGTTATATTTTTCCAAGTATTTCTCTTCTATTGTATACTTGCGGCCAATGCAAATTTTAATCAAATTATCTAATGTATCACAGCCGTATAAACTAATTAATGTAGATATGTCTTCAATAATAGCTTGTAGTTCATTAATATTAGCATCTGCATTAGCATTAGCATCTGCATTAGCATTAGCATCTGCATTAGCATCAGCATCAGCATCAGCATCAGCATCAGCATCTGCATTAGCATTAGCAATGGTATCAGACAATTTCTTCAATTTAAAATAAATGCTTTCTGCAAATATGACACAAGAATTTAAATCATTTATTTCTAAAAACCCTGACGTTTTATAAAATTGGTTCTTTCTTATAACATTTTTTACTATTTCACGTAAATTAACAATCTTATTTATAAGATTTATTTTCAAAATGCTATCCATATTTATATTATATAGATAATCAAAATTCATATAAAGACTTATTACCTAATATTAATAACCAGCAAACCATAAATGGGCATACCGAGCTATTTTTCGCATATTGTTCGGCAGCATCGAAAGATAATCAAACCGATTAATTTTACTGACAGTCCAAAAATTAATAATTTATATTTGGACTGTAATTCGTTTATTTATGAAGCCCATCATACCCTTACCAGTAAAGGCGAGGAATTGAAAATTAAGACTGATAAAGATATCAAGGCTTATGAAAATAATATCATTAAATCGGTCTGCGATAGCTTAATCAAGTATATTCATCAATTAAAACCTAATAAACGATTATTCATTGCTTTCGACGGTGTCGCTCCGATGGCTAAATTAAATCAACAGCGTAATAGGCGATATATGTCGGCCTTTCAAGCCAAATTGGATAAGGATACGAATACTCATACGGATACGAATGACATATATAAATGGAATACCTCTGCAATTACACCTGGTACCGATTTTATGTGTGAATTAGGGAACAGTATTACCAAAAGGTTTATTAACCCAAGTGAATTTGGCTTAGAAGCAATTATTGTTTCAACCTCAGACGATCACGGTGAAGGCGAGCATAAGATATATGAGTATATAAGGGCGGACGCCGCCTACCATAAAGACACTTATACAGTTATTTATGGTCTAGACGCTGACTTGATTATGTTAACATTGAATCATTTACATATTTCCGAGAACATGTATTTATTTCGTGAAACACCCGAATTCATTAAGAATATTGATAAAACTCTGAATCCGAATGAAACATATTTATTAGATATACCGCTCTTTGCTAAGACGATTATCAAGGAACTATCGATTGATGATGCTGAAAAGGATATTGAAACCATTTCTTTAAAAAACGATGCCTTATTTGATTATATTTTCCTCTGTTTTTTCTTAGGGAATGATTTTTTACCGCACTTTCCGGCCTTGAATATTCGAACGAATGGTATTAATCGTCTCATTGATGGGTATAAGACCGTTTTTACAAAGAAAGACGAGACTTTAACCAAAGATCGTGTCATTGTCTGGAAAAACGTGCGGAAATTAATAGACTATTTGGCTAAGAATGAATTAGCTTATATTAAAGAAGAATACGTTCATAGAGAGAAATTGAGTAAAAGAACTCTCTATGAAGAAAAAGGAAAAATGATGTCTAAGACCGCTTTTGATGAAAATTTACTCTTACCTGTTAAAGAACGGCCTATTGAAATCTATATCAACCCGAACGAAGCCGGTTGGGAAACGAGATATTATAAAGCTCTGTTTCATAGTAAAATAGATGACAATAAAAGGAAAGAAATTTCATTGAATTATCTAGAAGGTCTCGAATGGACGATGAAATATTACTCCGCCGGTTGTGCAGACTGGCGTTGGACTTATAATTACCATTATCCGCCTTTACTAGTTGATTTAATTAAACATGTGCCTTATTTCCCTACGGAATTTGTGCCACTGAAGCAGGAAAATCCGGTCGCACAGCTTGTACAATTGAGCTATGTCTTACCGCCAAGTAGTATGAACTTATTACCGCCAACTTTACGAATTAAACTCTTAAAAGAGGAACCTGATTGGTATGTAGGTAATTATGTTTTCCTCTGGTCATTCTGTAAGTTTTTCTGGGAAGCACATGTCGATTTACCGAAGATTGATATTGAACGATTGGAAAAAATTGTTTCGGGTTAAACTACTTATGCTTACGAGTTTTCTTATGCTTGCGAGTACCTTTTCGTCCACCTTTTTTTGATGCACTTTTTGAGGTCTTGTGAGATTCTTTTATATAAATAGAATGTTTACTTTTATCAAACTCAAAACAAGTATCTCTATCCTCGCCAGAAGGACTATTACCAATAATATAAAAGGTATGTGGTAATGTTTTTGTAATATCGGTAAAACTTCCTTTTATCTCACTTACAGAGAATTTACCGCAGGTATTAATACTATGATGTTTTTTTTCTCTAGAGCCTAATAAATTGCTAAAATAAGAAGACATTTATATATTATGCTTATAAATTAATATTTATAACTATATAAATATTTATCATTAATGACTAATATATAATGGCTGCTGCAACACCAATAAAAACAATTATTACTGAATTAGATGTTCCGCAGCTCCAGACACTACAAGCCGAAATGACCAAACAAGTCTTAGTCATTAAGTTTGGAGCCGAGTGGTGTGGGCCCTGTAAGAAAATCGCACCTAATTTCCACGATTATATTGCAAAGGCTCCGGAGAATGTTATATTTGCCGATATTGATGTTGATGAAAATATGGATCTCTATATGGCTCTAAAGAAACAGAAAATGGTGAATGGCATTCCAGTCTTTTTGGCTTATTATAGTGACAACAGGAGACGTGATAAATGGTTTATACCTGATGATTCGGTTGTCGGAGCTGATTTAAAGGCTGTTGCAGAATTCTTTGGTCGGTGTAGTAAGAAAGCTTTTGAATTTAATTAATATATTTCATCTTATGCCAGTTTCAAGCTCTTACATCGATCTACTAACATCGCTTCTTGTACTAAACTGCTTTTAATTCCTTCTACTCGTTCTTTCAAGGCTTTTATTTTCGCCTTATCATTTTTGCTGGCACTTTTTTCACCTAGAAGACTTTTCAGATGTTCTAATTCGTCTTTAATGTCGTCCATCGCTTCTTGTAATTCGTCTTCCATTTCCCGTTTTGCTTCCGCAACGCATCGGGCTTTTTCCGCTTTATTTTTCACTGTTTTACAGCGAGCCGAATGTTCTTTAAACGTCTCTTTAATACGTTTCTTTGCGGTCTGCATATTGGTTTTCAAAACTTTAATTCGTTGTTTATTTGCAAGTAACTGGGCTTTTGACGTCAATCGTTCGGTTGCTTTGGCATTCTTATCTTCTTTCGTATTAGACATAATCTTATCAACAAATTCTTTGCGTAATTCTTCGTCCGGTATTTGTGACATGATCGTCGGCACTTCAATCATAATCGGTTGAGCGAATTGTGTCGGATCTTGTTCACGATTTAAATAACTAATATAACCGCTCAATTTATCGGCCAGTTTCTTCGAGCCCTCTTCTGTCAATATATTATCATCGTTCATATACTTCCGTTTAAACTCTTTAATGTCAGTGGTGATTCTCTCTGCCGGATCATCTTTGCATAAATTAATGAGTTTAAACAATTCAATCGGGCTATTGGTGAAAGGAGTTGCTGTCATTATGAGCAGTTTGGCCGAATCTTTACCGGAGACTTGGTAACTCTTTTGCACTAGACGTTCCATAATGTCCATATCTGGCCGCTCCGACGCCTTTAAATCGCCGCCATAGAGTTTATGGGCTTCATCGATAATAATCAGCGTTTTTTTCAGAATATCGGTTTTACCATTACGTTCGATTAATTTGTCCATATACACGTTGTGTGCACCCGGTGTCAATAAGTTACTGAACGTTTTATAACTGATCGGTTCAATCCAGCTTTTGCTCAAAAGGCGTTTCCGTTGGGCTGGGTCAGAAGGGATTTGTAAGCCGTCTCGCTTCATCCGCTCGGCTAAAATAATATGACATACGTCGTCAAACATGTTCTTATAGACATCAATTTTCAAAGTGTTGCGAGTTACCCATAAAATTGTATAACCTTCTTTTTCAAATGATGATGTCGCAGTTGCAATTGCTGTACAGGTCTTACCCGTACCTACGCTCTGAAATAATAATAATCCTTTGTAAGGTGACTGCGGGGTAAAAAAAGTCCGGACAAAATCTTGGGTCGGATTTAATTTCATAATTCGTGAAGCGCCACCGACCTTAGTCTTTGCCGCCGCCGGGTCTACGCATTTATTTTCTACGACGATTTCGTCCCATGTAAAATTCGCTCCATAATTTGTTTTAATGAAATCCCTCATTTGTGTAAAATTAAGTTTATTTGGTGGTGGACCAGGTGCTTTCATTTTTAGTTTCGGGTCTGTATGCCCTTTGTATTCTTCTATAGCATATTCAATCTCTTCAATGGGTTCTACATAAGGGACTAGGTCTAATTGTTGCATGACTTCGTTGGCAATTTTTAAAGAAGAGGCCGATTTAGCCTTCGGCGACGATTTTGGCGTCGATTTAGCCTTTGATTTACTCTGTATAGGCGTCTTAGTTCGATTAAGAATCTTTCGGGTTTTTGCCGACGACTTTCTTATAGGAGTAAGACTCTTGATTTTTTTTGCCGAAGAGCTACTGCGTTTTGCCGAAGAGCTACTGCGTTTTGCCGAAGAGCTACTACGTTTTGCCGAAAAGCTACTACGTTCTGCCGAGCTACTACTTTTCGGCAATATTTCCATATATTCATCATCATTTCCTATATACATATATTCATCATCTTCCTCATTTCCTATATCCATATAATCATCTTCTTCCTCTTTCTCTTCTTCCCTTTTTGGCGGTGTTTTTTCTTTAACTGTCTTTTTCTTCATTCTCCTAGAAACCATATCAGGGACCATCGCCGCCCGATTAGCCCATTCAGCATTCACTTGCTGACAATACTCGGGATTTCGTTTCATATAAGCACATAAATAATTGCGCATATGTTTTGACGGCAGTTGCTTTCTGTCGTGCTTATATTTCAAATATACTTTCAAAAGAAAACCTACGGTCGCCGGTATATCATTTGTTGAACGCAGACCACATTTCCCGGCACATTTAATTTCGTCAATATCTTTAAAAGCTCGGCGAGCACCTCCACTTGTTCCATTTTCTAATTGCCCTAACCCTTGTTGTGTGACATCATATAAATAAGTCACATCGTGGATCCGATGGATATTTGACGTCAAGCCAAAATCCACTGAGAAAACTGGTGCCAATTTATACAACTGTTCCGCCAGACGGGTCATAGTTCGATCAAATTCACTATATAATAATGCCGCATCCTTAAACTTTGTCGTATTTTTAAAGATATATTTATCTTCTTCAGGATTTTCTAGCAGATTTGGGTCGCTTGCTTGATACATATCTTTGAATTCTTCTGGTACCGCAATATAATAATTATACACATATAAAGGCCAGCCCACATTCGGTTCAAAATTCAAGCCTTTTTGCCCACACGTGCGGGTCGCACGGCCAATCGTTTGTTTCAAATCAGCTATTGTCATGGACGGTTCAAATATATGTACATATTTCACATCAAATAAATCGATACCTTCTTTAAACCCGCTATCCAATATAATAAATCGCATATCTTCACCCTGAATATTATTCGGTCGTTTATTATAGGTTTGTAAGACTTCTTTCTTGAATTTTTGGGTAAAATCTGTGCTGAAAATGGCCGATGAAGACAAGAGACCGAATGATTTATTCAAGCCATCTGCTCCGGATTGTAACAAAGTCATTTTCAAGGCTTTCTGGCCAGGAACCGCACGAGTGGAAATCAAATTCTTATATCCTTTGGCGACAAAAGCCGAGGCTAATATTTTTGCCCCGTATCCTTCTTCTTTCACATCAGAGAAAATGAAATGCTTGAATAATTGACCGTGTGTTTCTAAATCATTCGCGTCGACTTGTTCGATGATTTGAAAAAGCTGCTCTAATTTCGGTGAGGCATTATGCATAGCGGCTTCGACAGAGGCAGGGTCAAACTTTTTACTGTCAAATTTATGCTGGGGTAACATTTTACTCCAGTTTTCGGTTTGCCGCATACAATTATAAATCTTTTTGCGTTTTTTCAGTAAAAAAGCTTTACTTGATTTATTTACTAATGGGCTGCTTCTCTGACCACTGCTTCTCTGACTGCTGCTTCTGAGACTATTACTTCTCTGACGTCTGCTACTGCTGCGCTGGCTGCTACTGCTGCGCATGCTACTTCTTTGGCTACTGCGCATGCTACTTCTGCGACTGCTACTTCTCTCACTATTTTCATTCACAGTTGGCTCACACCATATACGATTACTATAGCAGTTTGTCACTTTTTTAAATAAAGCAGGGTCAACCTCACCGCCTCTATCTGGGTGATTTTTTAGTAACCATTGACGAGCTTCGGCTTGACTATTTATACCCATCTCGCACATAAATTCTTGACAGTAAGCAATATCTGCCATTATACTATATATAAATAATATATATTTATTATATAATGCCTGTTCCTACAAATAAACCGTTCTATTCTAGTCTAATTCTACCGCTATATACCAATAATGCCCAAGTCTATTACAAAAAAGGCACTTTATCTTGGTCGGTCGGCTCTACCGTTCGCAATTCAGGGGCTGTTAGCAAAAGGACCTGAATTCTTGTATATTTATAAAAGCGTATTTGCTAATATATAAAAATGAATATCTATGTATAATAATGGATATTGATTTAAATATCGAAAATTATGATTTGAATGATTTATTAGAGTTGTTTAAATTAGATTTTGATTTTATTACCGAAGATTTGAAACGGGTTAAGAAAACTGTTATGCAAACACATCCGGACAAGTCAGGATTAGACAAGAAATATTTCCTCTTTTTCACTTCCGCCTATAAAATCATCTTCTCCATTCACGAATTTAGACACAAAAGTTCTAACAAACAATCTACCGAGTATACGGTTGAAAAGGACGAAGAAAAAGAACTGCTACTGAAGAAAATGCAAAAACAGCCTAATTTCAACAAACTCTTTAACGAACTTTTCGAAAAACATCGGATCAAGGACGATGAAAACGAGACTGGCTATGGCGATTGGCTGAAATCCGAAGATAATATGGACAGTCGCACTACGACAATGAGTCAAATGAACGCCTCTTTTGAACAGAAGAAGAGAGAAGTTAGAGACTTGGTCCCGTTTCAAGAGATTGAAGAAGCTGGAGGCTCCGGAGCAGGGCATTTCGATTTGACGAGAGAAAAACCGACCTATTATTCCTCATCTCTCTTTAGTAATTTACAGTACGAGGATTTGAAGAAAGCACATGTAGAAAGTGTCGTGCCAGTCACACAAGAAGATTATTTGGCGAGACCGAAATATAAAAGTGTATTGGAAATGCAAAGTGCTCCGGAGTATAATGATACAACGCCGCTATCTTTAACACAAGCTAATGAATATTTACAACAACGGCAATCGTATCAGAATAAAAACGATGTACAACGAGCTTATAAACTAGCAAAACAAGAGGAAGTCGCTCGCAAGGCTAACCAAGGCTGGATGAGTGGGTTCAAACAACTTACGAGCGGTTCTTTATAGAGAAGTATTATGTATGGCATAAAAATAGTGTGCCTGTAAACACTATTTTTATGTACCTTATATATAAATGATTTCACATAATTTCAGTCAATATAAACATATTATATATCCTCTTATTGTTACAATAACCTTAAGTCTACTTTATAATAAATATAAGGTGACCGAAGGCGAAGATGAGAATATGAAAAATTATAAATTGGTTCGTCAATATCTATTAAACGATTCTTCTTTAGCTCAAAGCAAAAAACCTATTATTTGGGTCCATATGGTATACGACGTCAACGCCCGCTGGTGGCCTAGTTTTGGGTCTAGAAATACCGATAATTTGAATCAACCGTATCAATATTTGACACTTAAAACCATCATCGACAAATGCGGGGACGATTTCAATGTGTGTTTAATTGATGACGATACTTTTCCAAATATTATTCCGGGCTGGACCATCGATTTGTCGCTTGTTGCTGATCCAGTCAAGAGCAAAATCCGTCAGTTGGCATTGGCGAAAGTCTTATATCATTATGGCGGGTTTCTGATGCCCAGCTCTTTCATCTGTTTTCAAAATCTGGCAACTCTTTATTCAACTTTAACCGCCGGTGATAAAATGTTTGTAGGAGAGATGTTAGTGCGTAATGGCGTTTCCGAGAAGGCGAACTTCTTTCCCGATACAAAATTTATGGGTTGTATTAGAGGCTGTAATATGATGGCTCAATATATAAATTATCTAGAAGTCATTGCCTCTACGGATTTTACTTCCGATAGTAATTTCAATGGTGCTTATGGTCGCTGGTGTTTTGAAAAAATTAATCAAGGTGAGATGAATATGATTTCAGCAGATTTACTTGGCATGAGTGATGCAGCTGGAAAACAAGTAACTTTGGAAATGCTAATGAGTAATAATTTCTTGAATCTCTCTGGACAAGTACAGGGGTTGTATATTCCGGCCGATGAAATTTTAAAACGAAATAATTATAACTGGTTTGCTAGACTATCAGCCAAACAAGCTTTAGATTCGGATACGACAATTGGGAAATATTTACTGATTGCACGCTAAGAACAACCTTTAACAAAGGTTGAGCCAAAATACTTTTAAAAAAAGTATCGCAAAACATCGGATAAAAGTTTTTGTGATACTTTTTTTAAAAGTATTGTTAAAAGTATGTGAAAAAATTGATTTAAATTTTTACCATGATGATTATAGTATTATACAAACAATCATCATCATGTCTTCAAATGTGCCTACCAAGTTTATGTGGAATTCGATCGTTGCCGGTGGTAAGAAGAAAACAATCGAAGAAGACGAAGCCGAGAAAGCCGCCCTGAGAAAGAAGCAGCAAGAAAAAATCGATGCCGAAGAAAGAGTCAGGCAAGAGAAACAACGACAAAAATTGGCAGAAGAGCAGAGAAAATATGCCGAGCAATTGCCGCTAAAGGCGAAACAATTAGAAGAAGAAAAAAAACGACTAGAACAAATTGACAAAAAATATACCCGAGAAAACGGCTATTGGCACTATAAAAACCAAACGGGGTCTAATTGGACGCACCCGAACTTAGACGTGCCGCCAACCGTCAATGAGAAAGCAATGAAATATGCCGAAGAGTGGCTCGGAGTATTTCCTGAAGTGCGAAACACGTGCAAAACACTAGGCGAACTGAAAACAGCTTTTGCCGAAGCGCTTGTGCCCCGTCTTATCTTTATGTTTGATAACCGCTGGGGCAACAATGAGTCATTTCTCGTGTATGAAAAGGCAAACGCATTACCGAAAGATAATCTACGTGTCCGCTACGATAATTTACAAGCATGGGTTGCGTATTTAGAAAAAATGTGTAAAGAACCTTGGGAACAAACACCCATGTGGAGTATGGCAAAAAACGTCACCTTTGAAAATTGTCTCTGGGCAATAAACGAAAAATCCCAAACATTCAAGACACAAAATGAGACGGGTGAATATCAATGGGGCTTTATCCGTCTTCAAGAAGGAGGCGACACAGTTACTTGGATTTGCCGAGACATTAGAGAATATAATAGAATAGAACACAATCCAAAAAAAGCGTGCAGAGCCAAGCAATTTAAGCTTGCGGCAGAAAGAGAGAAGAGAATGGAAGACGAGTACTTTTAAAAACAACCTTTGGAAAAGGTTGAGCCAAAACCTTGTAAAAAAGTATATAAAAGTTTGATAAAAAATATAGTATTAATTTTTTTTCAAGGGTTTGACTCTAAGGGTTTGGTGCAACCTTTCCCAAAGGTTGTTTCTGAAAGGTATATACGATCTCATAAGTCGAACTATTATATACCATTTGTGTCTTATATTCGATATCATTACTATTACAAAGTTGACGCAAAACTGTGACAAATTTATTATAGTCCATTTTCCTGTTAATATAATGTTTTTTCGACTCGTGATAATGCTCTACCAAACTCTTAATAAAAGGTTCTATCACCTCTTTAAATACCGCTTTTTTATAAAGGACTTTATCAAAAATATAATGGTCTGCCGTTTCACACCCATTTTCTTTTAAAAAAATCCAAATTATATCCGGAGCAACAATTGTTTTAAATATTTGGTTTTTCATATCCTATATATTCATGATAAATTTAAATTGAAAGTGGATATATGTTTTGTGTGACAAATGTAAAAAATTGAAATACTTTTATAAAAATTAATAAAGAGTATTTACACACATTTACCATACCGACCAAGAATGAATACTGTTTACGACGTTATTGCTGCTGAAGATACTGCTGTTGCTGTTGCTGTTACTGTTGCTTACAAGTTTGATGTCCGCGACCCTGAAGACGCCCCGCCCACTGAAGAAACGCCCCTGCACAAAGCCATTTATGACATGGAGGTTACACCTGAAAATCTAGAAAAAATTACTGCGAAATGCGAAACTATGCCTTCAGAAGAGATTGCCGACTCTTTAAACTTACCTCTTGATATTACCGTCTTGGTAAGTGATATCCGTTATATCAACCAGGCACACCCGGCTTCCGGCAACACACCACTCCATACAGCGGTCTTTGCCTGTTTCCGAGAAGAAGAAAAATTCGGCTCAGAGCTTCAGATTTACAAGCTCTGCAAACAATTAATTCACTACGGAGCCGATTTAACTGCCGAGAATCATGCAGGTCTTTACCCTTCTGAGCTGGCCGATGAATTGATTACCTTTCTTGAAGGCGAAGATAACACGGTGAATAACCCTTATTTGAAATACCGAGATCATCTTAAATTTAAACGCCGGATGTCGCATCTCTTTAAACTGCGGCGCCTTTTCGTCTACTATACTGATATAATGCAGCGTGTTTCCTAATATAAAATTTCGTATTTCATGCGAAACACAAAATTTTACGAGTAATAAAAAATTGTTTAAAACTTTATAAAAACTTATAAAAAAATTATAAAAAACTTATTAAAAAAACTTATTAAAAAAATATCTCCGACTATTGGACAACTTACTAATAATTAACAAAAAAATAATGTCCGACTTATAGGACATTATTTTTTTTTCATTTTATATTTAATCCTCGAAGCAATAAATCTCCGGCACAAACTCGTATGCATTTTTACTCATTCTAACAGCCACTGAACAAATTTCCACATTACGTAAATCACAAGGCACATCTTGCAAAGCATATCCATTGCTTTTCACTGCCGCTAAACAAATATCATAAGTTCTTAATCTATCCGGTACATATTGTAATGATAAACCATTATTCACAACAGCAGCCAAGCACATCATTTCCGAGCGACATTTTTCCGGTACATATTGTAAGACCATTCCTTTTTTTACGGCAAGTAAATAAAGTTCTTCTGTCTTCAATTGATCCGGTACGTATTGTATGGCCTGTCCATCATTACTTACTGCCGACAAGCATAATTCTTTTGACCGCAATTTATCCGGCACATAGCGTAAGGCTATACCGTTATATTTCACGGCTTCTAGGCAAATGTCCATCGTTCGCAGTTCATGTGGCATGTGTGCCAAAGCGTTTCGCCGATATTTGACCGCTTCTAAGCAGATAGAACCGACACGATAATCTGCTGGAATGTCTTGTAAAGAGCCTTTATTGTCTCGGATAAAGTTATAATATTTCAAATAGTCGTCAATAACCGCAGGTGTGTGCGAGGGTAAATAATGCATGGAAGAACTCATTGGTTTTATATATCTATTTGATAAACTTTTATTATCTTACATTACTAAATATCAAATAGGATAAGAATATGCCCAAAAAGTTTTTGGAAAATAAATCTAATATATTATAAAACATATTTTTAATCTTATAAGGTAAAGTAGCAGCTATACCATACACCGACCAAATAATGAAAAAGTAGAAAAATATTTTCAATCCATCTTCACTTAATAGAGCATATTTTTTGTAAATAATGTAATAATAAATCAAAAAAGGAATAAACCCTAATGATACACCTAACATTACTGGCATTAATTTAATTTCAGCCAAATAACCAAATAAAAGCATTAACCAATTAAGTACCAAAACTATAACAATAGTATAAAATTCTTTGTTGAACAAATCAAAAAAATCTAGTTGATTACTTTTATCGTTATTGTTGTTGTTGTTGTTGTTGTTGTTGTTAATATTATCTATATCTTTTTCCTTATTCTTATCTCTATTGTTCAAAAATATTAAATAAAAAATCAACGTAATCAACATGGTTGGCGTTGTAATTGCCCAATCTAAATATCTTTTTGGAGTAATATTTGAAATAGTTTTAAAATTTTTAAACCAATATACATAAAATGAACCTTCTATAACCTGAACAATTACTTCTAATATCAACAGTTGTTTTATTATAAAAAAAGACGACGGTACCGTCATAAATAAAGCAGTTATGTCAATAACACCTGTCACTACCTGTGTTATAATAGATAAAAGTAATGACGAATACATAGTTAATTTCATTATATATTTATATTTATAAAATAATATTTCATGATAAAACCGACACCAAATTATTGGTAAAATGCGCCAATTCAATATCATCCTCATGTACATTATTAAAAATCGTAATATATTTACAAATATACGGAATAATCAAATACTTTTCGTCTTCGCTGAGCAAATTCGTTGTTTTCAAATAGATGAAATAATTATCCAAGATATCCATTACTGAATAGCCACGATTCGACAAGGAATAAATGAGATCAATCGCCCCGTGTAAATCTTTTTCCACTTTACATAAATGCGTATATTTGTTAAATTCCTGAAAGGATATATTCGTGCAAATCTTATTCGCCAAATCAATCGTAATTTCCCGGTCCAAGAGTTTGAATTTCTCCAAATAATTCACAATAATTCGTACCGATTTATTACTAATAGAAATAATAAAATCAATAACATTCAACTCCATTTTAATATTCTCGCTCTGACATATTTTATCAATAATTTTCATTAGCTTATGCTCTGGCAGATTCCGTTTTTTAATAATAGTCAGGCGCGACTGTAGACTATCAATCACTTTTTGAGTATTGATACAAGAGCCAATAAAATGTACATTATGACTATATTTATCAATATAATTCCGAAACACTTGCTGGCTTTGTTCATTAATAAAATCAATATCATCGACTACCAATATTTTCTTCTTACCCGACACTGCACTCGCCGTCTGACAAAAAGTCTTCACTTCTGTCCGATAATAAGAAATACCCTGTTCTTTCAGATTATTGATATAGAGGATATTTTCACTATTACAATGTGATAAATTACCGTAATATTCATGCACAATCGCATTGATTAAGGAAGTTTTACCGCACCCCGAATCGCCGATAAAAAGAACATTCAAAGCATTCATTTCTATTAGTGTTTTCAGTAAGATACGCAAATCATCTTCTAGTTCAAAATCATTCAACCATACCGGTTTGTATTTAAATAAGAAAGGTGTTTCCATTATATAATATTCGTAAATAACTATTTAAGTTTATATTACTTCATTATAAATAACGATGAGTAATTTGTACGAAGTATTAGGCGTTACTGAATCAGCTAGCCAAGAAGAAATTAAAAAGGCCTATAGAAAATTATCTCTCCAATACCATCCTGACCGGAATAATAATTCGCCGGAATCCACTACGAAATTTCAGAGTATTAGTGCGGCCTATGAGGTGATCGGCGATGATGATAAACGACGGCAATATGATTTGCAATCGAAGATGCCTTTCGGAAATGGTATGCAATTTAATAGCGGTGGCATGCATAGCGGTGGTGGTGGCATGCCTTTTGCGCATGGTATGCCATTCAATGGCGGTATGTCTTTTAATATGGGCGCTGGAGGTGGAGGCATGCCGACTTTTTTTACAACAAGTGATATGAATATTGACCCTTCGGAAATATTGAATTTCTTTTCTACTAATATTTTTGGAGGAGGTGGTGGCGGCGGAGGTGGAGGTGTAAGAATGGGACCGAATATTTTTAGCATGGAGAATTTAAAGCAGAAATTGGCCAAACCGACCCCTATTATAATAAATGAAACCATTACTCTTAGTAAAGCATATACCGGCTATAATATGCCGATTGAAATTACTCGCTGGATTCTAGAAAATAATGTCAAGAGAGAAGAAACAGAAACTATTTATCTCCCTATTCCAGCAGGAATTGACAATAATGAAATTATTATTTTACGTGAAAAGGGAAATGTATTGAATGAACATAATAAAGGCGATCTAAAAGTCTTTATTAAAATACAGAATGATACTGAATTTGAGCGAAATGGCTTGGATTTGATTTTGAATAAAACAATTAGTTTAAAAGATGCTTTATGTGGGTTTGTCTTTGATATGAATTATGTCGATGGGCGCATATTTAAAATAAATAATACTGGTGGCAATGTGATTACAAATAATTATAATAAGGTATTGGCAGGAATGGGAATGAAACGCGAAGAACATGTTGGCAATTTGGTTATTAATTTTACGGTAACTTTTCCAGAGAGATTATCTGCTGAACAGATTGATGCTTTACAGAAAATTTTATAAACAATAAAATATTTTTCATAATAAAATATTTTATAACTGATTCTTATCAATGATGACCATCTTACTGATTTTCTTGATAATTTTCGTTTCACCTTCTTCCATCGTTTTATTCCGCTTACCTCCCATAGCTTCTACCACCATTTCACAATATTTATCGTTTAATTTATGATCGCTATAAATCACGCCTGGATGGTCGGCTGCCCAAGCAAATAATAATTTACTATTCAACCAAGTAATATGCTTGATTGCCTTGCGCATCTTATCATTATTCACAGTATCTTTTTCCCATACACCCTTCTCTTTAATATGCATCGTCTCTCTCTTCGCATCACTGCAATGAATAGGACGTTTATAAATGTCCATTTCATTAAGCTTCTCCATAATAAGACAGGAAATGCCTTCGACATAACCAATCTCACCAATGCGTTCCATATCGGAAATTTTAAGCTGGAAAGTGTTCACAAAATCCATAAGGTTCATAGCATCTTTACATTGTTCATTCAGGAAAAACTGTAGGTTGAATGTTTTATTATTTGAATTGTTATTACTATTAGTAACAATCGATGGTTTAATATTTTGACAAACATCTAAAACCTTTTGTTGTAATTCCTGATTCTGTTTTTGTAAATCACTATTATTTTTCACCATATCTATAATCAGATTCTTGAAATCGGCATTCTCTTTTATAAATATACTAATAAAATCATTATTTTCATTTATGGTATCAGGTACGCTAGAATCACATACCTTATTATGTTTCCATAAACCGTTTCTAGATTTATATACTTTTTTACATTTGTCACATGCTAATATTATTTTACTGTCACCTTTTCCACATAAATTGTCACCTTCAGTGATTTTTTGATGTTTTGCAGTCAAAATATGTTTTTCATAATCCTTTTTGTTATCTGTTTTGATGCAACATTTAGAGCATTCATATTTTGGGGATTTTATAAGTACATTTGTCACCATTTCCCTATATTTAGGTGACAGAAAATATCCCTAAATGTTTTAAAATATAAATTTAATAAATTATAGAAAAAAGTTATGCTCACAAATTATTTCACTGAAAAATGAAAATGAGAGCATTATGCTCTAAAATCAAAAAGTGACATTTTTCTGGCCATTCTAAATCGCCAAAAACGAAAATGGACATTTTTAAAATGTCCAAAATCGATTTGCCTTTTTCAGAATGGACATAAAATCTTCCATATTTCCATTCTTAATTTACGTATGTTTATGTTTTAAAGGTTAGTCTTATCAATCAATACCAACTTACTGATTTTCTTAATGATTTTCGCTTCGCCTTCTTCCATCGTTTTATTTCGCTTACCACCCATCGCTTCTACCACCATTTCACAGTATTTATCGTTCAACTTATGATCGCTATAAACTACACCGGGATGCTCGGCTGCCCATGCAAATAATAATTTACTATTTAACCAAGTAATATGTTTGATTGCCTTGCGCATCTTATCATTATTCACCGTATCCTTCTCCCAAATACCCTTATCTTTGATATGCATGGTCTCTCTTTTGGCGTCGGAGCAATGGATTGGCCTTTTATAAATGTCCATTCCATTAAGATTCTCCATAATTATATTCGAAATACCTTCGACATAACCGAGCTCACCAATGCGTTCCATATCAGAAACCTTAAGCTGGATTGTATTAACAAAATCCATAATATTCATGGCATCTTTACACTGTTCATTCAGGAAAAATTGTAGATTAAATGTTTTATTATGGCTGTTATTATTGATATTATTATTGTTAGTTGTATTAACTCCATTTTTACAAACATCTAATACTTGTTGCTGCAATGATTGATTGCTTTTAACTACTTCCAACACTAAATTTGTCAAAATTTTAATATCACTCTCGGAATGTTGTATCGGAAAAATTATGTCTGTAAATTTACATATTTTTTTATGTGATGATAATGTGGATGCATGTTTATATATTTTATTACAAATTTGACACTGATAAATTTTACTCTCTTTTTTCGCATCAAAATTATTAGGATTTGTTAGGATTTCATGCTTGCGTGTAGATATATGTTTTAAATAGTTACTGTGTTTACTGCATGTAAAGTCACATTTTTCGCATGTATATAACGAAAATAATTTTGGCATTTTTTTATTAGGATTCATGTATATATATTCCTAACAAAAAAAATGCCTAAATAATTCCTTTTCAAATCTGTAAAAATCTTATGCTCACAATTAAAAATACTAAAAATCAGAAATGAGAGCATTATGCTCTAAAATCAAAAAGTGACATTTTCTCGGCCATTCTAAATGGCCAAAAACGAAAATGGACATTTTTAAAATGTCCAAAATCAATTTGCCTTTTTCAGAATGGACCCAAAATCCTTCCTTTTTCCTATTTTATTCTACGTAACATTATATAATCCAATAAATTATTATTAAATCTCTCTAACTTATATATAATGAAAGTCAAAAACGGCATCCGCTATGAAAAGAATGGCTGGATTTATATTTCTATAAAAGGCAGTCCGAAGGAGCGAGGTTATGCACACGGTTACTTGGCGATGAAAGAGCTCAAAGAGGCTTTTCGCATGTTAGATTTTACTTTTTACGAAGGTTATGGTTACAAAAGAGAGATGTTTAGTGAAATTACTAGCGAATTATTTGGTCCGCAAATTCAAGCCAATTATCCTGAATTATATGAAGAAATGGAAGGCATTACCGCTGGCGCAAAAGCCGCCGGTTATAAAGAAATCACACTGCAGGATATCATTATGTGGAATTGTCAAACGAGCATTGATGCCTTTTATGGTCAACTGCCTGAACTCATTAAAACCAACGAGAAACTGTTGGCAAAATATGGCGACCTTTTCAAGGACGGCTCCGGAGCCTCCGGACATGGCGAAGGTGGCAATGGTAATGTAAATAGAGTCGGTGGTGATAAATGTACCGGTTTTATTGCGGTTGGCAGTTATACCAAAGACGGGAAGATTGTGTGCGGTCATAATTCTTTCGACAATTTTATTAGTGGTCAGAGTTTCAATTTTATTCTCGATGTAAATCCCACCAAAGGTAATCGCTTTCTTATGCAATGTGCAGCCGGTTATATCTCCAGTCAGACGGATTATTATGTGACAGACACTGGGCTCATTATTACGGAGACGACGATCGGCGGGTTTAATAAATTTGTCTTGAAAGACCCGATCTGTTGTCGTATTCGTCAAGCGGTACAATATAGTAAAACTCTTGATGATGTAGTAAAACATTTAACACATAATAATAGCGGCGATTATGCCAACTCTTGGCTTGTCGGTGATACCAAGACGAATACGATTATGCGAATTGAACTCGGTCTGGAATATGTGAATGTAGAAAAGAAAAAAGACGGCTATTTTATCGGTTTTAATGCACCTTATGATCCTCGTATCCGCAATTTAGAATGCTCGAATACCGGGTTCGACGACTTGCGACGGCATCAAGGGGCACGAAAAGTCCGCTTGGAACAACTCATGGAAGAACATAAAGGCCAGATTAACGTCACTATTGGTCAAGAAATTATGGCCGACCATTATGACGTTTACCTTAATAAAATCAATCCTTCATCGCGTACCTGCTGCAGTCACTATGAACTAGATGATCGTGCCTTTTTGTCTGATCCGTCACGCCCTAAGCCTTACCAACCTCGTGGTGCAGTTGATGGCATTGTGTGTGATACGACACTAGCGAAGAAAATGGGATTTTCGGCACGCTGGGGCTCAAGTTGTGGTATTCCCTTTGATAAGACGGAGTTCTGTAAACGAAATATCATTTGGAAAGACCAAGAACCATATTTACATGATCGTCTTCAACAACCGTGGACGGATTTTTTTGTGAATAAAGGCGCTATTAATGATAAAAATAAAACTAAAAAAAAAGAAGAATTAGTAATAAAAATGAAAAAAACAAAAAAAGCCAAATTGATACTTTAACAGAAAAAATTGAAATGCTTTTATTATATTTAAATAAAAGCATTATTACAAAATGTTCAACTTACAAGCCTTCAATAAACATCATCAACTGGTTGCTGACGCATTATATATTCTCAGCCCTGAAAATATAGCGAGCGATGCTATTAAATACTTCGCTCAGTCGTGGTTAGACACTCTCGCCTCTAAGAATGGTAATGATATCTTAGAACCTGTATTAGTAGAAGCGACCGGACGTGCCGCAAAAAGTATCGCCAAAAAACATGGAGCAGATAGCGAGGACGGAGAACTAGAAAGCAAACCTTTTAAAACCAAGTATAATGCCCATATAAGCGATGATACACCAGCATCATTGCTAAGACATCATACTATTCCTTATATCAGCCTAGGACAGGCATCTACAGATGGTCGCAATATTCTTTGGGCAATATATATGTCTTATCGGGCTTTTGATAATTCTCGCTATAAAGGGTTAGTGAATTCACTTCCAATAGAGCAGCGCAGCGAATTTGAAGGAATGATACCAGATAAAATAGAAGAACGATATGAAACACTTACGAAATTAGCCCAAGTAATCGGATCTAAAAAATATATTCGTAGCAATCCTTTACCAATGCAAGATATTTGTGCACTAAAAGCCGGAGAATTCACACTATGGATCAATCCAAAAGTAGATCCTGTCCTTATTGATAAAAATATTCTAAAATTAAATACCGATTATCCTGGTTCAATCTTATCGCCCGAGTATATGCAGCCGTTTTTGCAAATGCGAGAGTTTTATTTAATAAAAGAAACAGCCAAGACTGAGACAAAAAACACAACAAAAAAAACTAAAAAAACTAAGCCTGTTGTTGCGTAAATAATTTACGAATAAAAAAAAACAAACTGTTTGTTCTTCTGATTTTTTTTTCGGAAGTAATGTTAATTAAATTTTATAAATATATAAAGTAATCTCTCTATATTTATTATTATAATAAGAATAAATGGCTACTATAAAACGAATAAAAAAAGAAATGATGGAGATGCAAAAGTCGCCGCCCGAGAATTGTTCGGCCGGCCCAATCAATGATAACGATTTATTTCAATGGCGTGCGACCATTATGGGTCCTGAAGGCACACCTTATCATGGCGGTATTTTTAATCTGAAAATTAATCTACCGGCCGATTATCCATTTAAAGCGCCGCATATAACATTTCTTACTAAGATATACCATTGTAATGTCAACAGCAACGGTTCAATCTGTTTAGATATTCTAAAAGATAATTGGAGCCCAGCACTCACTATAAGTAAAGCCTTGCTAAGCATTTGTTCTCTCATGAATGACCCGAATCCGAATGATCCACTGGTACCCGATATTGCGAATTTGTTTGTGAAAGATCGGGCGAGACATGATGCGGATGCACGGGCTTATACGATGGAACATGCTTAAAGGGGAAACCCCTTTGAAACCCCAATTGTAGCCGAGACTTGTTAATATTATCATTTATTGTCATACCCCTCGCACTACCGCATGTAATGTGTCACTCATATACAGCGACGAGATCCCAATAATCGGACCAGTTAAAGTGAAAATACTATTTAATACATCCTTATTTTTTACATATTTATAAAATATGGAACGGATGGCCATAACAAACGCAACAATGATTATCAAATGGAGTATTAATAGTAACAGATTTATATTACGTGAAGCGCCATTAGGTAGAAAAAAGTGTGTCACTTTATTAGAAACGACGATACAACTTACTAAAATTATGATAAAGATGGCGGTGCCGAAAATGAGTTCTAACAAACTATTTATTTTCATTTATATAGAATGATAATAAAAATAAATACTTTTGGAAAAAGTATCACAAAACCTTGGATAAAATTTGTACCCGAGACTTATGCCCGAGTTCATGCCGACTTTTTTTCACAATTTTCAAAGTGGGGGTTGTAGGGCTTGCGTAGCTGGCGGCAGAGCCCCCTAAGAGATACGCTTCGTCGAAATGGACGCACTGACAATGTAGAGTGAGTTTTCCGTGACAATAATATATTCGCCTTCCACCTTGTAAATCTTCTCAATAGGCGACGTATATTCGTCTTCGCTTTTTACCAACAACTTTTCGCCGTTATCACGGACACCAATCAGAACTTTACTATCGTGCGAATTCGACCAATAGTCGAGCATAATAGGCTTATCATCTACGATGGCAATTTTGACGCAATGTTGAAGGCATTGGTTGCTAGGCGATGTAACAGAAGATACAGCAGTAGATTTATCACTCATTTATATACTTACCGTTTTTAAATCTTTAAATACTTTTTAACTATAAAAATTAACATATAAATAATATAGAAATGAATAAGACAGATAATATAACAGATACATACATAGCAGAAATGGCACAATCAGACAAAGAAGATAAATCGTGGACTGTTTTTACTCAATATTTGCACACACATAATGAATATTTAACTAATTTTTCACAATCAACTAAATATAATAAAATGGCTCCGGATAATATATATCTTTTAGTGAATGGTCTTAATGTCTTAACTCATGTTTTCAAAATAATATTAGAAAAAACAACATTGCCTGCATTGGCTCTAGGAAATATGCAGAAATGTATATACTATTATAGACCATTTATCGAACAAATGGAAGAAAATATTCTACACGATTTAAATATCTCTTCTAATAGTGCCTCTATATTTGTCTATAAGAAGACGATAGGATTGGTAGAAGTCAGTCAAATGAATAATGCAGGTGAAGCGAAGAGAGATTTAATTCATTCTATTGAGAAACTCATTCTTATTCATCGGCAGATATTTGATCTGCTAATTAATTCAAGTAAAAATATGAATGAATTAATAGAAAAACTAACAGATGCGTTGAAAGGCTTATGTGCAGACCCCGACAGTGCAAGCGAAATATTATTTCAACATCATTTAGATAATATACTGGTGTTTATAAAGCAGATCATAAGTGATAATGAGTTAGATATGAATGCAAAATATGAATTGATACATTTATATATTAATAACAAGGAAAAGGAACTGCATACCTTATCTGTTACAAGTTTGTGTAAGAAAAAGGCACATCCAGAATATTATCAGAGATTAGGGAGGAGAAATATGAGATGGCTTTGGGGGATGCTCCCCCAGACCCCCTATTATGTAAAAAATTAATAATGAATTGTATTATCTCAGCCCCTATTATGTAAAAAATTAATGTATGTATTGTTACCAAGCTGTGTGGGGGTCAGGGGGCTTGCCCCCTTATACGGTGATGAGCTTTTTCCGCATTTTCCTCGTCTTATCTTTACTTTTAACAGGCAGATTCGCCGTTTCATTACTGAGCCATTTAATCTCATCATATTCTTCTTCAAATATCTTACATAAAAACTCATATATTTGATACAGCATCTCTTCCGAGCATTTCCCGACAATTAAAACACTACCTGTGCGAAATATCATAAACGACACTTTAGTTACCGGTAAAGCTTCTTGGTTACCAGTACGTTCAAGCGACGGCTGTACACCATGCTGGTCTTTATCCTCTAGAATCAAGGTATCATAGTAGAATTCGCACTGAATACCGGGATAAGAACACGGATCAAAATTACTATTAATCTTATATTTATATTTGAGCAATTTATATAATTTTTCACGGTTGATATAATAGCCGCAGCTGAAATTCGAATTAATCATTACGGTTTCGCTCTTATCCTCTAGGAACTTGAGCGGCGACTCTTCAACCGTTTTTTTGACAATAATCGGTCTCAAAATAGTGACTAATAAGGTTAATACTTTGTCGAGAATCGTCGAATCTTGGATACCGGGTATTTCTAATTTACCCGTATTGAAGACTTTCACGTGTATTTCTTTATATAGATCATTATGCAAGAGTCGTAAGATGACGACAAAACAGTTATAAAAGGCGCTCTTGCGTTTACAGCGATAACTCGTAATATCTTTCTTACAAATACCGATACTAATCTTACGAATATCTTTAAATTTAACCCGGCCATCAGGGTTATTGATTTGACTGATCACATAATCATCTATGTAATCGTAAGCCGCTTTATGTTGGACAATTTCGCTTACCTCTTCTGGCGTGGTCGAATTGAACTTCATTTGTTTTTTTACGACACCTACCATCGGTTCATGATAAGTAACTACCGGTATTTGCCAAAACACTTGTTTCAAATCGATCGGCACATTCAAATAGGATATTTTAGTCTTGGTGGATATATTTAATGGCGAACATTTAGGTATAAGTCCTTTTATCGTTGTAGAATTTATTGAAGGCGGCGGCGGCGACGACTCTATATTTACATTTGGTATATCTATTTCATCTTCATCGCAAAATTTAGACCAGGCTGATTCAATGTCTTCCATGTTGGTTGATTGGTATAATGCGAATGGTTTCTTTAAGTGATTCTATTTCAATTATTTTCTAAATTAATATAAAATGGATGAAATTTCTATCATCAGAAAAATAAAGACAACATCATTACCTATACCTATTCCATCCAAGAATATATCATCTGAACAATATAGTTTAAATAATATGCGTTTTGATCCGACACAAAATTCTCCCCCGACACAATGGAAAATGCGGTTGAATCAACGTGTGGGTAATAGCCCGATAAAAAATGTAGTAATGCCTATAAATAATAAGACGACACTATGCGCTTAAGTTTTCCGATGTAAACAGCTTATGTAATTTTAAGACCGTATAGCATATCACATAATCCGCCGCCGGTTCATTTAAATGCATTATGAATTCGGTAAATTTCAAAAATTCGCTGTTTACATATTCGGGCTTATAATGAATAATATAATTCAAGAAATCTTTGATTATATTTTTTATTTCAATGTTATAATCCGAACTGATTTTATGGAATTGTTTTATAGAATCCTTATACAATGTTTTATCTTTTATGAGCAACGTTAACCGATACCATATATCATCATCGACCACATCTTTATGATGAATAATATATTGATTCGATTGAATATAATTAATCATACTGCGTATATCCGATTTGAATAACCGTTGAATAGACTTTAACTTTTCCTCTGGAATATTCAGTTCTTCCTTCTGGCTAATTGTGGATAGAAAATTTATAATATCGGTTTCCGGTAATTGATTAAAACGGATACGCATAAATTCTGTTTGGAGAGATTCATCGATGCGACTAATATAATTACAAATCAGACAAAATCGGACATTGTTATTGAAGCCTTGTAATAAATATTTCAGTGCTTGTTGGGCATTCTTGGTCATATAATCGACTTCATCTAAGATAACAAATTTGATACCATTATGAAAAAGCGAATTGGAATTAACGAATTGATGGATTTGACTGCGGATAATATCAATACCTCTTTCATCAGATGCGTTCAAATGAATCATTAAGCCTTTATTTTGCTGATTATGTTTTTCCTGGAATTTATTCACGAGATTGATGATAGTCGTGGTTTTACCTGTACCAGGCGGCCCATAAAGTAAGATATTAGGAAAATGATTCTTTTCAATAATATTATCGATAATGGATTTGTTTAAAGGATCTAAGACAATATCATTTAATTTACTTGGCCGATACTTTTCCACCCAAGGTATCGTTTTATTGTTCATGTTTTAATGTTGTTATTCAAATTATGTTTATATGTATATATTTATAACATTCAAAACACTGATTATATTTTTTTCTAGACAATAAATATAATTATGGAAACCGGGCGAATGATGATTCTACATTCTTTAATAATTGGTATTTTATTATACATTTTAATGAAGTTTGCACTGGGTCAAAAACAAAGTGTTGCTGAAAACCGAAGCATTTTATTAGCCGCATTAGCATTAGTGTATATGATTCTATTTGGTCATGGCTTACCGACATCAATAAGTAAAGGCTTACTTTGATCATTATTTAGGTGAATTGGATAAGTTAAAAATAATTATATAAACATTATTAATTATATATAATTATTAAATGGCCGGTAATATGGAATTATACGCGGATTGTGGATACTTGGAAATCATTAAAGGTCCTATGTTTTCAGGCAAAACCACGCGTATTATGGACATTTATAAGAAATATACTTTCTGTGATATTAAAACAATGGTAATCAATTATGAAAAGGATACCCGTTATTCGGATGATATGCTTTCTTCGCACGACCAAATCATGATTCCCTGTATCAAAGCCTTAACTCTGCAGGATGTCGTGAATATTGCGGATGCATCGGCCATCTCAACATCATCTCTCGCGGCTTCGGTAACCGGCAAACATGCAATTGAATTCTTGGAAGCCAAAGCGATTTTAATTAATGAAGGGCAGTTTTTCGCCGATATTGTTGAATGGGTTAAGATCGCCGTAGAAAAGTATCATAAAAATGTTTATATTTGTGGATTGAATAGTGATTTTAAGAGGCAAAAATTCGGCAACTGGTTAGACCTGGAAGCCATAAGCGATAATGTTGTCATGCTGCACTCATTCTGCAGTAAATGTAAACGCCGTCCAGCCATCTTCAGTCACCGATTGAGTAAGGAGCAGGAGTTGGAAGTGATTGGATCGGATTGTTATATACCGGTTTGTCGAAAGTGTTATAATGCATTAAATATATAATAAAACCATTTAAATTTTCTCTATTAAATATGGTAAATATGGTTGAACTAAAGGTAAAAAAGACAAGAACTAAAAAAACCGTTATAGAGGAAAAGAAAGAAGAATCAAATGAGGTATTAGAGCATGCAATTGAATCACACACAATAAAAGCAGACCCTCAAGTAGGAGAAGAACCGTCGGACGGGGGTGTGGGGGGCTACCCCCAATCAGAAGAACAAACAGACGGGGTTGAAGGGGCAGCGCCCCTTAAGATGCCCAAAAAGCGTGGACGAAAACCCAAGGGTGGAAAAATCGTACCGAATAATTTTCTACTTGAAACAAATAAAGGCCATGAACCCAATATCATCATGCATCTTAAATGCGGCGAATCCGATTTGGTTCAAAATTCTTTTATTTCTTCTGTAAATTATGAAGCCAATGTAGAAACGTTTCAATTTGAAAATAATAAATCGAATGAATTAGGCTATAGTATTATTGATTATGGGGTAAAAGAGAACAATCCTAAAAATGAAATGATGATTGAAACTATGCTTATTGATGAATCTACTTATATGAATGAAAAGAAAAGTAGTTTAAATAATGAAGGTGAGGATATGCGGCATTTATGGAGTAAATTAAAAGAATTGACTTATCAGTTACATACAAATAGTATTTCCGATAAGAAATCCGCTTGCTTTTGGTGCACATGTGATTTTGATAATCCGACGATCTTGATCCCCAAGTATGAATTAAATAAGACCTATCATTGTTACGGCTGTTTTTGCAGTCCTGAATGTGCCACAGCGTATCTTTTTGAAGAAGCAGTGGATACTTCAACTCGTTTTGAGAGATACCATTTATTAAACCATATTTACTGTAAAATCTATAATTATGAGAAGAATATTAAACCGGCACCAAATCCTTATTATACTTTGAACAAATATTATGGTAATCTCTCTATACAAGAGTATCGGAAGCTGTTGAAGAATGAACGCTTGCTTTTAGTTGTAGATAAACCTTTGTCAAGAGTCTTGCCCGAGCTGCACGAAGATAATGATGATTACATGTTTAATGGAGCAACTATTTCTACGTCGAATAAATTCAAGTTGCGGAAAAAGACAAAGCAAACGAAGACGGATATTTTGTCGGAGACGTTTAACCTCAAAGGGGGTACCCCCCTTCAACCCCCGTGTTAGGGTAGCCCCACCCTTCACCCCCCCATCTTAAGGGTGTGTTATATGTTATTATCTTGTGAAATAATAATATATAAATATCTATATGGCAAAGTATATTTTTTTGATAATATTACCCATTATACTATACATTATAGTATACATTAGATCCAAATATATAAGGGAACCATTTGAAACATTTGAAGCATATAATTTACCTCGTACTATATGGATATATTGGGATCAAGCTGAATTGCCAAATGATATTAATGCGATAATTAAAAATAATAAAAATGTTTTAGACGGATGGACTATTAATGTTTTAAACAGTGATAATTTAAATACTTATTTGGATACAAGTTCATTCCCGAGAAATTATGATAAATTGTCCGTACAACATAGGGCTGATCTTATAAGATTAAGATTATTAAAAAAAAATGGCGGTGTTTGGATGGATGCCTCTATTATTATCAATTCCAAAGAAGATTTTGAAAATTTGTTCAACCAATGTTTGAATACAAAAGTAGATTTAATGGCTTTTACACTAGGGGATAAGGATTATTCATATGATTATCATCAATATATAGAGAATTGGTTTTTAATCGCACCTCAAAATAGTCAATTAATTAATTTATGGTTGATCGAATATGAAAAAGCGATTGATATGGGTTTCGATGAATATATGGAATTCGTTAAACGCGATTTACATGTTAAATTATGCGAATCATTATTCTCAGACACATATCTTACCCAACATATTGGTCTGCAAACGGTTTTACAAAAAAGGTTAAATAATTTTAAACCGACTATAATATTAAAACCTTCTGAAGATACAATGTTCAAATTACCTACTGATTGTGGTTGGGATAAAGAATGTATTAAAAATAAATTCAATAATCATCCTGATGATATTAAAAAAATACCCTATCTAAAATTTACAGGATTTCATAGAGGATTTGGTATGAATTTTGATAACTATTTTTCGTAATATAATATAAAGATTTTTTTCATATTTAAAATATTTATATACTATAACAATGCTATTTTTTATGGCCACGATTGCTCTTGACATCTCTCTTACTATAACTTGGTGGGTCACAAAACAAGTAACTACTACTGCCATTAATACCATGAGCTATCTAATTAGTACTCCGTAGAATATAAAACATTATGATTGTTCTTGCATTTGTTTCGCTTTTTCCAGTTCATATCTTTTTGCTGCATCATCCATCATGCCTCTAATTTCTTTATATATTTGTTGATTAACTGACAACTTAGTCGTGCAAATTTTTATCGGTTTTGCAGGTGTCATATATTCACGAATGACTTGCATAACATCGTTATTATGTTCAAGCATTTTTTGTTGTGCAGTAGCACGATCGTAATCGGTCTGTCGCATAATCAAGGATAGGGTGTCCACTAGGGGGTCCCCCCCTAGGGGCTCTGCCCCTTCAACCCCGGTTGAATGCTCTTTCCCTTGTATTTTTGTATCAGCCATTTGTATACTTATATGAAATAAAGTATTTTCTAAATCATATTAAACGGATTTTATATTTAATATATATCCATAGTGAAACAAATGAGTTCCGAATTGTCCCAAGTAATTGTTAAAATGAATGGTGAAATAAATCAAATCATGGAGCGAAATTTATCTCCCCATTTTGAAACTATTCGTGTTATAGAAGCACTTTTAAAACAGTTGCCAGAATTCAAGCGTCTAGAACAAGAGAATGCAGATCTTAAAAAGCGATTATCATTATGCATGGAGTTATCTAATCTAGAGATAAATAATAAGGCTGAACTAGAATTATCGAATCAAGAGATTCAAAATGATATGCAATCATATGTACCTGTTTCAGTACAACCAGTTGTAAAAAACGAAATTAAACTAGAGATCGTTGAAACTCCATCTTCGATACATCCAATTGTATCAGAAGATGAACTCTATAAAACGGTAAATTTATCAAATCATATAGATAATAAGTTACAAACAGTAGCAGAAGAGGATGAGGAAGAAATTGAAGAGGAGGAAGAAGTAGAAACTAGCGCAGACGAGGAAGTTGAAGCAAGCGAAGCAGATGAGGAAGAAGCAAGCGAGGCAGAGGAGGAAGAAGCAAGCGAAGCAGACGAGGCAAGCGAAGCAGATGAGGCAGAAGCAGACGAAGAAGAAGAGGCAAGCGAAGCAGACGAAGAAAGTGAGGGCGAGGGGCTTGCGGAGCTGACAGATTCACCTGAAGACGGGGTTGAAGGGGC